AGGTAGGGGTTGGCCTAGGCTGGATGGGCATGCTGATTGCCGCCTGTACGGCCTCACAGCCTGGGAGAAGCTACATATTGGCGCTTGGTGAATCCGGGCGCAGCATCGCCGTCCCTCCCACGAAAAAGTCCATGCCATGCACTCCCAAACCATTGCCATGCGCGGCATATCTAGGCTTCCCAATGGATGATGGCGACACCTCGCATGGGCATAGTGGCCCGGAAGAGTCACAGCACAGTTGGTCATCGCGCGGACTGCTGGGCCTGCTGATCCTTGGGGCACTGGCTGTAGTCGCCGCGATCTGGCTTGTCTCCAAACGCCCTCACACTGCGCCTTGGCATCTTCTGCCACCGGCTGCCCCATCCACCGGAATTGAAACCGCGTTGCCGCCAACGCTGGGCGACGTCCAATGCCCGAGCAGCAGCTGGAACACTGGCGAGCGGACCTGAGCGCGGACAACCTGGAGACTCAGCGCTTGGCCTCATCCTCCAGCGTGTGTGCGTAGAACATGAGGTGCTCCAAAGCTACAGCGTGCGGGTCACGACCTCCCAACGGCGACTCCCTGGAAGAGTCGTCCGGCAAGAAGACCAGAAGCACGTCGCCACAGGCTTCGTAGTCTGCGCTGAACTCGACGCCGTTGTGGGTGAAGACGCATTCGTGCATGCGGGGCATTGTCTCAGGCGCGAGCTCACGGCACCAGCGCTCAGAAAAGACAAAGCCCGCGCGGGGCGGGCTTGCCTATCGAGGTTTTTGGTCGGCGTCCGAGTTGTGTTCGGTGAATCCTGCCAGCCAACTTTCATACCCTTCGGAAGAAGGTAGCAAGCCATTTGCTTGCGCTGAAGAAAAATCAATCTCGCTTACACGCGGAACAGAACCATCAAAAAAACTGGACTCTTCAATTATCTTTTTTCTCAGACGCCCGCCATACGCAACTAGATCTGAGCACAGCATATGGGTAAAGAATGCAACATCCTGAGCATATGTATCTAGAGCCTCAACCAAGGATGGATAACTTTGATCCGTTGTGCCGTCTGGCTGCCTTACGCCAAGGTACATATAGGGAGCAACACTCTTTTCAATCGAATTCGAGGAAAACATCTCCACCAGCTTGCTACGCTCATTAGATGCCTCTACCAAACCTTGTAGAGAAAGCTCGATCTGCTGCATGATCGACAGCTCTCTCCCCGTCGATGAGATTCTAGAAAAGAGAATTTCCTCCATTCTCATTATTGGAATTGAGGGAATCGGAAATCTTAGAAGGTTCATTTTTAGGTGATATTCTTCTTTGAATCGCTGCCTATTTCTTTTTGCCTCATCGAATTTTTTTCGCTCTGTTTTCAGATTATCCAACAGTTCAATGGAGAACTGCTTTCTGTAGCCAAGAGCTATGTTACAAGCTGAACCGCTCAATTGAATTAAAGCATTGACATTACGCAATTCAGTCAAGCGCTCCTTGCGACGCGCTGAAGACTCTGCAATTGCCTGAGCTCCCCAGGCGCCGCCAGCTGCGCCGACCAATCCACCGACTAATGCTATCATCAGATCACGAGTTATCTGAATCCATTCCGCCATAACCCCTCCAAATAGCTCGCATTAAATAATCAACAAAAAACCCGCTCAGAGCGGGTTCTAAAATCCGTAACAGTCAACTATATTGGCTGCAACTCAAGCGCTCCATTCAAAAATGCATGCGCTTCCTGGGCACATTGCCCCATAAAAGACTTTCCATCCCGGGTTGTCATCCTCATGATTTCATGCGCACCCGGATCGTCAACAATATCGATAAGATAAAAGCAGTCCCCAGACTGCACATAAATCAGAACTCTATCGCTGGTCTTTCGTGCTTTCCAGCGATGGTTCCGGTACCAGATCTTGAGTTGATCAATGTCATTTAGTGGAATCAAATGACAGTGACGAAGAATATAGTCCCTACCATCTATCTTTGGCTTAACCAAGCCGGCATCTTTTCCAAAAAAAATGCTTTCATATTCACGGCTTTCAGAGAATTTCCACCATTTGAATGCAAGAACCAATGAGTCTTGAACTGCTTGCGAGGCATATTGCTTGAAAGCTTTGCTGACGTAAACTCGCATTCAAGGCCTCCTATTATCTTATGTTGTGCCGTTGCTTGAATGCATCAATTGTGTGGTTACCCGATTTAGAGATTTCAGAAAATGCATCAACAATTTCTTGAGTTCCACCGCCATGTTCCGAGAAAAGCGCCAAGTGCATATCACCAACTTCCGATGGATTCATGTTTTCGAGAAATTCAAGAATATGCTGTTTCACTTCCTCAGTGGAGGCATACATCTTGGTAAATATTTCAAACCCAGCTTGTTTTTCCCTTCTTACCTCTCGAGAACTCGATATCAAGGCTCTTTCCGCATCAAAATATGATTTATGTAGTTCCTCGATAAGAACAATTGCTCTGGTAAATAACCCATGATTCTGAGTAATCCATAGCCTGCGAGCATTCGGACTCAATGCAGAAGCAGCCGCCTCAAGATCTTGAAGCTTCTGCGATAGTTTTAAGGATGCACGATAAAACTCGGCAATGTCTTTTGAGTTACCATTACCAGATGGCGACTGAGATGCAGTAAGCCTAGCCATCAGTCCACTGGTGAATTCAACGACTGCCAGGCTGATGTTTCCAGTCGCCTCTGTCAAATTAATTTCTGGCTGCTGCTCATCAACAACATCAGTAACCATAAATCACCCCAATCATTAAATGGCAATCAACTGCAGTTAACCGAATCAGGCGTAGCCGTCAATTCGGTGCAGGGACCATCTTCATGATGGTAGCACCGACTCTGTTTGACTTGCATCCCTATAACTAGGGGTGACGCGCCTGCTACATTCCGCCCATGCGCCTCGCCATCACCCTCCCCGCCCTCTTCCTCTGCGCCCCCGCCTTGGCCGCGAACATGGCCACCTGCCTCCTCGACAAGCTCCCTGGCACGCAGAACGATGTCGCAGCCCAGGCCGTGTTCCAGGTCTGCAGCGCTGAACACCCGGGCGGGGTTCAGGCTGTGCCCCAGGGAGATGGCCGGGGCATGCTGGGGTTCAAGTCCGGGCCAGAGTGCACAGCGAAGAAGGCGGGAGATACGCGCAGCACCAGGGCGGCGGAGTTGATTGGGATGGCGTGCCGGCGGCTGTATGACATCCCATTCGACCCATCGACCGCCCGCCCTATGCAACTTCGCCCGTTCACCGGCACGCTGGACGGCGAGCCTGCGCCTACTCGCCGATGAACCGATTGCCTTTGGCGTCCTCGTAAACCGGCTTGCCGCCAGACATTCCAACTTGGCGCGACATTCCTTGCGGTAGTCCACCTTGTGCCGGCTGCTGCACAAACTGCCCGCTCTGGCGATTGAACACCGTGGATGGGGTGTTGTAGGCCCGGCCGCTGGCTGGGTCCACCTGCTGCCCACCGGGCACAACGAGATAGGGATCAGCCTGGGCCGTGGTGCCCTCCACGTCGCGCATGTACTGGACGATGCTGCGGCGCTTGGTGGGGTCCGGCTCCTGCGCCACCTGATTGCGCAGCGCTTCCACGATGCTCTGGCGCCGGTTGGTGAACCCCTGCGTTTCCCGGTCCATGTTGATCCGCTGCTGGTCCAGCCCGGCCTGCATGCCGGCGCGCTGGTTCTGCCCCTGCTGCTGGAGCAGCGCCTGATAGATGGAGGTGGCTCGCTGCAGGGATGCGGGGTCGCGGCCCTCGGCACGGTCAAAGCCCCGCTGAGCACCCAGCTCGGAAGCCACGATGCTCGGGGCGCGGCGGATGCCGAGCGTGCCACCGGACAGGCTCACGGACGGGCCAGGGCCGGGTGAGGCGATCTGGCCCGAGGCACGCAGGCGGGCCATGGATTCGATGTTGCCCTGTGCGGCCAAGTTGTCGGCGGCACCCATGTTCTGTGCGCTGGGGCCGCCACCCAGGGCGCGCGCCACAAGGGGGTTGTCCATGATGCTGAAGCCGGGCCGGTCGCTGCCCCAGGGCCTGATGCCAGCGGCCTGGACCAGGGGGCCGCCGAAGCCAGAGGGCGTCGCACCAGCGGGCAGCGAAGTGACCGAGCCACGCGGCGCGGAGCCGTTGATCGAGATGTCCCCTGCCACGTTGGTGCCGGAGTAGCTGTTGCCGATGCGGGAGACGTTGGAGGTCGTGCCAGGGGCTGCAGCGGGTGCTGGCGCAGCAGCAGGTGCGGGCGCGGGCGTCACCGGGTTGTCCCGTGCAGCCTGCACCAGGGGCGACACAGGCCGGGCCATGAACGCCGGCGTGGTGCTTGGGCTGTCGGCATTCGCGGCGCCGGCCAGTGCGGCACCGCCGGCCACCACGGGTGCATAGGGTGCTGCTGCCTGCGCGGCCTGGCCCGCGCCGGACATTGCAGGCTGTGCAGCACCGAAGGCCCGGGCGACCAGCCCGGTGCCACGCAGCGCCGCACCTGGGATGTTGCCCACGCTGGGCAGCGCGGCCAGGTTGCGGCCGAGGTCGTTGTTCAGGATGTTGCCTTGCGAGCCATCCGCTGCCGGGGCCTGCCGCTGGCCGCCGGTTGGGATCTGGCCCACCAGAGCGTCACGTCGGCGGGCTTCTTCGAGGAAAGGATTGGTGGCCATGAGCGTTCCTTGGTTGCTTCATGGCAGTGTGCGGATATGCTCTCGGCGCGTCGAACCCCAGTGGGGGCATCAACAAAACCGGGAAGCAAAATGACAATCAGCGAGTGGCTCAGCTTGTTTGGATCAATATCAACCGTCGGAGCATCCATCGTGGCTGGCTGGATCGCACATCGCATCGGGACAAGTCAAATAGAGGTGGCGAAGCAGCAGGCAAAAACTTCGGAAAACAAGTTGCGGCTGGATCTTTTTGACAGACGCCTTGAAGTTTTTAGGAGTCTCAAGGCTCACGTATCAGAAGCCATACACACAGGGGACTTCACCAGCGACAACCGCCGAGACTTCCTCGCAGATGCGAGCGCTGCGCAGTGGGTTTTCGACCGAAAGATCCATGACTATCTAATTCTTGAACTACTTCCAGAGTTCGATGAGCTGCACTACACGTTCATGATCATGAAGGACTTGCAACGCAGGCCTGATGGCCAAGAGGTAGTAAATCGACGGGACTCAGCCTATGCTGATATCAGAGCTCAACAGCGTCACATCGAAGAAGTGTTCGGCCCTTATTTACAGCTTCAGACCTGAAAGCCGGCCTGCTACATTCCAGCCCGGAGGAGCTCGATGAAAAAAACCGACCGTGAAGCCGAACTACAGCAGCTGTGGCGCCAGCGCCCCGCTGACCAGCGCACTGCTGTGGATGTCCTGACCTTCTACACCTGGGTGCAGCAGAACCGGGCCTACCTCTTCTACGGAATGAAGGGCGACCCGTACCAGGTGCTCAAGTCGGTTCTGCGCGGCCAGATTGCTGGAGAGCCTTGAGGGCGGCCCTGCAGATCTCGTCCGGCGTCAGCACCAGCAGCAAGGTGGCCGTGCCGGCGTGATCTGGTGTGGAGCCCCAGCCCCAATGCCGGGCAGCCTGCTCCAGCTCTTGCTCGAAGGCCTGGCGGTCAGGGCCTGTCAGCATGCGGCCCACCACATCGGCAGCCGCCGTCCGGTCGCTGGAGAAGAACGGCGCACCCCAGGGCCAGGCGTCGATGGCTTCGCGGGACAGGCCGAACACCTGGTGCGCGATCTCAATGTCCAGCAGCTCCAGGTGCTCCGGGATGTCTTGGCCAGGGCGGGCCTTGACGGTGGCGGTCTGCGCGGCCGCATACAGGTTCTCGATGGGGTCCATGCGATTCTCCATGTTCAAGCCAGCGGCCCCGGCACGGCCACCTCGCGCGACCGCACCCATTCTTCATTGCGCCCGCTGGCCTTGCGCCCGAACTCTTCCTCGAATCGGCGCAGGCAGACGGCGGCCTTGGCATCGTTGTACAGCTCGGTGTCCTGGGTGCTGTAGGCCCGGTAGAGCATCCATTCGACCAGGGCCTTGTGCAGCTCCGGGCGGATCTCGGGCTTGTCGATGTCGCAGCGCAGGGGCTTGAGGGGCAGCCGCTGCACGGTCAGCCGGATCTCGCCGGCCGCCGCAGGCGTAGGCCACAGGTGCAGCCGGCCGGTGGTCATGCCGGTGATCAGGCGCTGCGGCACGTCCTGGCGCTCCTGGAACTGCCAGCCCGGCATGGCGCAGTCCATCTCTTCCGCGCTGAGCACTTCCACGGCCTGGCCGGCCACGAAGGCGCGCAGCACGCGCACCACCTGCGGGGCCAGGGCCACGGACTCGTCGCCTTGCGCGAATGCCACCTTGCACATGGGAGAGTTGGAGTCACGCAGCAGCTGGGCGCGGCGGCACGCCTCCTCCTGGGCCTCGTTGGCGTAGATCGTCAGGATCGGGTCCCGGCACAGCGGATCGGGCTCGGCATCGTCGGCCTGGGCTCGATACAGCTGGATCATCTCCTGGAGGTTCATGGCGGGCCTTCAGGTCAGGAGGCGAGGATGGAGCGCAGCCAGGCTTGGCCCAGCCGGTTGTCGTCGCGGTTCACCTGGAACGGGTAGCGCAGGCTGTTGATCGGCTGCACCACGTTCATGCGCTCGCCCAGGCGGTCGTCCAGCTCCTGGTCGTAGCCGGTCTCCTTGGCGCGGGCCAGGCGCTCGACGAACTTGCGCTTGACCACAATGGGGCGGTTGCGGCGAAACATCTGGATGACGCCGTTCACCGAGACCTGCACGAACGGTGCTTCGTTGTCACGGCCGCCGGACAGCACCGTGACCATCACGGGCTCGTTCATGAAGGCTTCCAGCTCGGCGTCCTTGAGCGTCACCGGGGTGTCGATGATCTCAGCCGAGAAGTCGGGCACGATGCCGAACTCCATGGGAGGCGTGGCGCCCAGGTACTCGTTGGTGGCGTCCGTTTCGTTCTTGCGGGGGGTGGTGGCCATGTTGATGTCCTTGCGGGGATGTGAGGTGGCCCGGGGCGAGCGCCCCAGGACCACGGGTTGGCTTCAGCTGCGCGCTTCGTAGACGCAGGTCTTGGAAGCCAGGACGGCCGCCAGGGTGGCGTTCTGCGACACGCGGAAGCCGCGTTCATCGACCGTGATGCCGTTGGCAGCATCCAGGGTGCGGACGCCATCGGCGCCGGTCTTGAGGCACGAGCCAGCGGCCATGCCCTCGAACCACTCGATCTGCACGCGGTCGGTGACGTTGATCCAGCGGACTTGGCTCGGCTTGAAGCCGGTCTCGACGCGGGTGGTGTCCCCCGCGACGATGGCGGTGGCGTCGTAGACCACCTTCCCCTGTGCGGAGCTCTGCGAGTCCTGCTTGTCGGTCTTGGTGCGGGTCTGGCCCGCGGTGTTGTCGGCCATGATGGGTTCTCCGTCGGAGTTGAGGTTCAGAGTGGAGGGAGGGCCGAAGCCCTCCCCGGCCTTACAGCGCGGTCACCCCGGCTTCGGCCACCGCCATCCAGCCCTCGTTGAGCATGGTGCAGGCCATGTAGAACTTGGCGCCCACGTAGCCGCGCTGGCCCAGCGGATCGCTCTTGTCCTTCACCCCGGGCGGGATGTAGGTCGGGTCGATGGAGTCCGAGCCACGCAGTGCCAGCTGGCCCCAGGCGTCTTCGCCGACCATGATGAACGGGTAGACGTCCACGTTCGTCGCGCCCGTCAGGCCAGTGCTGCCGATGG